CATTGTTCCTGTAACAGGTATTGCAATGTCGGCAAACTTAGGTGATGAAACAATCACAGCTGACGCAAATCTAACTTTAACTGGTATAGCAATGACTTCAGCTTTAGGAACAGCTGATGCTGGTCCTGATGCAATGCTAACAGGTAATCAGGCTACAACTTCTGTTGGTAGTGTTGAAGCTTACAACTTAGAAGGTTGGGGTAGATATTTCTGGGGTCAGTTTGAATGGGGTGCTACAGGTAACTGGGCATTTGCAGAACCGACAGGTATTTCAATGTCTGCAAACTTAGGTGATGAAACAATTACAGGTGATGCAAATGTAACCTTAACTGGTATTGCAATGACTGCAGCAGAAGGAATTGTAGATCCTTCTCCAGATGCAACAGTTACAGGTATTGGAGTCAGTGCTTCTCTTGCTGTTGGAACAGTTGTAGTAGGTGAAGCAAATGTAACTGTAGTTGGTCAAGGAATTGCAATGGGTCTTGGATTAGGTACCCTAGATGCTGTTACTTTTGCAGATATTACTGGAATACCAATGTCTTCTAATTTAGGTAGTGTATCTGTTACAGGATCTGCTACCACTCTATGCACAGGAATACAGTTGACTATGGCAACAAATTCTGTTAATGCTTTGATCTGGAACGAAGTAAACACAGGTTCAGCGCCTATAGATCCACCAGGTTGGCAAGAAGTACCAACAAGAGCTGCATAATGAGTTTGACACAAACTCAAATTTTTAGTAAATTAATGACAATAAGGAATTTAAATTATGGCAAATTCAACATCAGCTAATTTAAAATTAACAGTCCAAGCAACTGGTGAAAACTCAGGAACTTGGGGACAGATTACAAATACAAATTTATTAATTTTAGAACAAGCAATTGGTGGTTTCACAACTTTTAACTTAACTAACGCTAACAGATCTTTAACATTTACCAACGGTGCATTATCAAATGGTAAAAACGATGTTATTAAATTAACAGGTACACTAGCAGGAAACTTAAATGTTACAATTCCAGATTCAATTGAAAAAGTTTATAACGTACAAAACGCATGTGACCATGCAGGAAACACTTTAACTTTTAAAACATCATCAGGTACAGGTGTTCTTTTATGTGAAGGAAACAATTATGTATTATATTCTGATGGAACTAACATTGTTAAATTATCAGAGCAAAGAAATTGGAGAGTTGTATCTGCAGCAGAAACAGTTCAAGCGGGTGCTAAACTTTTAGTAAATACAAATGGTGGAGCTGTTACAATTACTCTACCTGCATCACCGAGCACAGGTGATACAGTATCATTTGTAGATCAAGGATATGATTTTAATACTAACGCGTTGACTATTGGAAGAAATGGTTCTAATATAGCTAACGATGCGTCTGATCTTGTTGTTAATACACAAGGCGCTGGACTTGAACTAGTTTATTCAGGCGACGCTACAACAGGATGGACTTACACGGAGAAATAATATGTCAAATTACGAAGCAACAAAATACGATTTCGATGGAGCAAACCTTACAGGTATCGAAGGAATTCCTACAGCAACTATCGTGCCATGGTCTTCCGCTTCAGTACCATCAGGTTTCTTAGAGTGTGATGGCGCAGCTGTTTCAAGAACAACTTATTCTGCATTGTTTGCAATCGTAGGTACAACTTACGGAGCTGGAGATGGTTCATCAACTTTTAATGTTCCTGATTTACAAGATAACGTAGCAGTTGGAAAATCCCCTGGAAAAGCTTTAGCATCAACTGGTGGAGCAAATACATCTCCTGTTACACCAGCAGGTAATGTTGGAGGTTCAACAGCTAATGCAACTTTATCAACAGGTCAACTTGCTTCTCACTCACACCCTAACGGGTACGAAAGAAGATTCACTGGTAACTCTGGAGGTCCCGGTGGTCTATTTCCGCATCCTGTTAGTACAGGATCTAGTGGATCAGGTAGTGGACACTCTCACAACATGAGTGCAAATTTTTCTGGAACAGAAGTTAATCCTTCTGTACTTCAACCTTATTTAACTGTAATTTATATTATTAAGACGTAGGAGAAAACATGGCAACAAACGCAGACTGGACAGTAGTATTTGATGATAAAATGATTATTAAACAAAGTGGTGATGGTGCAGGCTCTTTTGAAATAAATGATGATGATTTTTGGAATAATTCTAAATGGTCAAACATTTGGGCTATTCAATATAAAGATGATAATCATGACTATAATGATTCAGTAGAATATAGAGATGATACTCCTCATGCTACATGGACAGCAGCTAATTTAGGTAACTTTAGAGATCAGTTCGTAAACAGATGGGACGCTGCACACTTAGCTAAACTACAAATTGAATGGGATAATGATGATAGAGATGAGTCTGAAAAAGGTGCTAGACCAACTTCATATTCCTCTTATTAATACAAATCACTTCTAGCTAACATCCAAGACGTTACAATATATTTTTCTCCTGATAATGGAGGATTTCCTCTATGTAAATATGGAAAGTCTGCTGGCCAAATAACTATTCTACCCTTCTTTGGTTTTACCCTTCTTGAAAAATGTAGAAATTCTGTTTCACCGCCTTCTTCTACATCATTTAGATAAACACTCCAAACAAGAGCTCTATGATTGTATGTTAAACCATGGGTTTTTTCTATGTGCCACATATGATAACCTTGACCAGGTAGTGTTTTTTGAATTTTTAAAGGAGCATAAGCTAGTTTATTAACTTGAAAAGCGGCTAAAGCTCCTGTTTCTCTACAATAATGTTGTAGTGCTATATCAAAATTAGCTATCAAAATTTTAAATTCATCTATCCAAATATCCATTTCAGAATATTGTGCAAAATATTGTTTATCTTGTTTTTGATCAATACTTCTTTTTTCCATAACAATTCTATTAAAAGTCTTATTATATTTGTTACGATCCTCATAAAATTCAATTAATCTTTCACAGTCTTCAGGTCTAATAAAATTATCGTAGACTCCAATAAAATTTTTTATTTCAGATTTTTTTTCCATTTATTTTACCTCTCTATCATACGCATATTTTTTATTCGGACCATTTTGATTTACATAATGTAAAAATACTTGAGCCATTCCTTCTCCTTTATATTTACCCGGTCTTCCATGTTTTTGCACACACCCTGAATATAATAAACCATCTCCTTCATTTAATTCAAATTCTTCTTTTTCAATTATTAAAGGCCAATTGTCATATTTTTTAATACAGACAGTTATAGAAATTTCACAAGCGGGTCTATCTACGTGTTGTTTTAAATTTGCACCAAACACATAATATCTCCAATAAGCGTAAGTTGGAAATAATTTTAAATTAGCTTCTTTTTCTACTAAATTTATTTTGTTGTATAAAATAGAATTCATTAAAGGATCATTATACCATGCAGGTGAAAATGATTGTGGGTCGATTGTAAAATCTTTGTGTGCATCAAGTTTGTTATCACAATACCGTTTAAATATATCTAACTCCTTTTTGTCAAAAAAGTTTTTTATAATTTTATATTTTACTGGAGCCATGCTACTATACTATATCTTGTGCCTTTTGTTATTGGTTGAATCCTATGAGGGTACATAAAGTTACTTGGAAAAAATACAATTGATCCTTTACTTAGTTTTAATCTCATAGTTTCTTTTTCTTTTTGATCAAAGAAGACTAAATCACCTCCTTTATAATTATCATTTAAATTTATTATAATACTTAAATGTCTAGCCACTGTGGTATAATGATCTGTATGTATTTTGTAATTTCCTCCAGGATTATAGTTTACTACATCTATTTGATTTATTTTACTGCTATTCATTTGTGGAAATTTAGATTTATAAAGAAAGTACAGTCTTTCAATTTCATTTTTTATAAAGTTCCAATAAAACATGTTAGAAGGGTTATCAAAATTTAAATGATATCCTTTTACATTTCTTATATCTTTTACCAAACCACCTTCTACTCTTAAACTATGTTTAGCTTTGTGATCAATAAATGGAATTAATTTGTTAATAAATTTTTCATTTACAACATTGTTTAAATGCATGACTGATTCTAAATAATTCATTTTTTCTATGGTGTATATAAATAATTTATTTTGCTATTTTGTAAAGTAAGTATTGCGTCATCAAATGATTCTACTATAGGCCAACCTTTTAGATTAAAAGAAGTGTTCAATAAAATTGGAGTTTTAGTTTTATTATAAAATAATTTTATGAGATCATAATAATTAGGAT